GGCTACGACCTTGACGAGTTCGGGCTGGGCCAAAAGCTTATGGACTTCCTGCTCGCCTACGAAGGCACGGGGGAAGACCAGTCCTGGTGGCGTACCACGGCCCCGACGAAACGGGCGTGGGACATGCTGCTCGTATCAGACCCGGCTTCCGCAGAAGTGCAACTGGAAGCCCAAATGGATCTTCTACGAACCGAAGCTGGCACGCTCCGTATGACGATCAGCGAAGAACGGTTACGGCAGCTTGCCACGGACGCCATTGTCCAAGGCTGGGACAACAACGAAATCCGACGGAACCTGCTGGCCGAATCCCATTGGGACCCGGGTGCCGCTGAAACCGGTCAGATCGGGGCGAACATGACTTCGATCCGCAGTCTGATCGACCAATACATGCTGACCTACGAGGATGACATCGTTGAAGATTGGGCGCGCAAGATTTACCTCGGGGAAGAATCCTTGGATGTTCTGGAAGAAGACTTCAAGGAAGACGCCAAGATGAACTTTCCGACATTGGCTGACAAGATCGACCGGGGTTACAACACCCGGCAACTGTTCAGCCCTTACGCTCAGAAGATCGCCGGGATGCTTGAAATGCCATCTACGGCCATCGACTTTGTGAACGATCCGAAATACACGCCGATCATCGACTATGTGGCCGGTGACGGTGAACGTCGGGCGATGACCCTTTCAGAAACCGGCGAATACATCCGCACCAGCGAGTTGACTCGCCCGTTGTGGGAGCAGACCGCCACGGCGAAAACGGCGGCCCAGTCGTTCGCTGATTTTATTGCTAAAAAGTTCGGGGGGTTGGGCTGATGGCTGTTGATGCGAGCGGCGCGACGTTCGCTCCGATTTTCAAGGGGCAGACTTCTGCCGACCCGGAGGAACTGGTTGACCTAGCTGTCGCCGGGGCAGCGTTCCATCCTGAATACATCATGTCTCACGGCGGGGGTTGGAAAGACCCGTTCACCGGCACACGGGTAGGCGGGGTCCAAGATTTCTTTGGTATCACTAGTGCTACGGGGCCGGGACTCAGCCCGGAGTTGGCCGCCAGGTTCGACCCTGAGGGTGTGCCGATCAACCCTGATGGCACTCCCCGTGAACCGATGCGGGTGAATACGAATATCACCACGGACGCCGAGGGCATGGACCCTGCCGACCTGTTGGAGCGGGCGACGGCCCTGTCGCTCGCCTCCACGTTCGCATACGACCGGCAGGCGGTTGCCGACGAATACGGCATAACCGGTGAGGACATCGCCGGGATGGGCGAGCATGTCCGGGCGTTGGGGCTTTCACAAGGTCTAACCGGTGACCCTCAGACTGGCGGCACTTTCAGCATGGAAACCGCCCCCGTGCCCAGTCCCACATTTACCGCCCGGCTTGCCGGCGATGTCGTCTACCCGGACGTTTCGGCTGGTGGCGGCACCGAAGGACTCGCAGAACTAGCCCGCGCCGCAGCACCCTCCCCGGGCATGTCCCCTTACGAGATTCTTGCCCGGACCATCGAACTGGCTGCCACGTTCGGTGACCTCCCCGGCGGGGAAGGCAACCTGACCGTCAACGAGGTCAACGGTTGGATCAACGCCATTCGGAACGACGCCGACCCGTGGGGAATGATCGAAGAAATCCGGTACAACATTCTCGAACACCGGGTCACACCAGCCCGGGTCGCAGAAACCTACGAGATCACTCTTGAAGAAGCAAAAATGCTCACCGGGTACGACGGTGACATCCAATACTTCCTCGACAGCGGCAAGACCGAAATCCGAAACCGGGACACCGGGGCTGTCGTCACCGTTGGCGGCAGCGAGGGTGCCCCCTCGTTGGGAGAACGGAACGCCAGCGAAATCCTCCGCGACACTCTCAGCACCTACGGCCTGGAAGGACTGTTAGACGACCCGAACCTGGATCTCATCAACCTGTGGATAGCCACCGGGGATGATGATGCCGTGTGGGCACGGGTTAGACAGTCGGAGCCGTACAAGACGAGGTTCCCCGGGATGGCTGCCCTGTCCGCGGCTGGTCGGGCCATCAGCGAAGCTGCTTATGTCGAACTGGAACGCTCCTACGCTCAAACATTACAAGCGTATGACATGCCGGAACGGTTCTACGACGACCCGTCTGACTTCGGGGCGCTAATCGGCGGGGACGTTTCCACCACAGAGTTCACCCAACGGGTCGCCACCGCTTTCGAGGTCGTGGAACAAACCACCTCCGAAGTGCGGCAAGCTCTCAGCGACTACTATGGGATCACGGACAGCGATTTGGCTGCCTATTATTTGGACCCGGAGAGAGCCACAAACATCTTTGAAGAACGGGAAAAGTTAGGAGCGGCCCGGATCGGCGGGATAGCCGTCGAAACTGGGTTCGGTTCTGTTTCCCAACAAACCGCTGAACGTCTGCGTGCGTCAGGGGTTACTGAAACAGCGGCTCGTCGGGGGTTCCAGACAATAGCGCCGTCCACGCTGGCTGAGGAAACCGCGTCCGAACGCCTCGATGTTGACCCGGCGACCGGCCGGCCAGGAGTGGTGACGGCCAGGATGGACGGGCAGGTCGGTACTTTCGCCGCGGATCGTGGCGGTGACATTACCCGCGGGGAACTCGTCGGAGCGGAGTTCGGTACTGATCCGCAGGCGGCTCGACGCATCGAAGCCCGCCGTCAGCGACGCCTCGCAGCGTTCGCCCAAAGAGGCGGCCCGGCGATGACCGGAGGCGGCTACACCGGGCTGGGGACTGCCACCTGACCCCACATCCAAATCGTCTGCTATGGTTATCGTAGACGCATCTGGCCGCCTACGAGTGAGAGCTATCTGTGTCTCGGCCACCAGCCCGCCTCCCGGGTTGGTGTGAACCCGAAGGGAGCGGACATAGATGGCTGAGGCAACCGAATCCGAAGTCGTTGAACTAGATGAGGACGGTCAGCCGAAACGCAACTGGCGGCGAACTCTTGAAGACAAGGCGAACACAGCGGAAAGCCAACTGGCCGAAGCAAACGCCAAGATCCAAGGGTTCGAGCGGACAGAAGCGTTCCGGTCGGCAGGAATCAACCCGAATGACACTCGCCAGGCATACTTCGTAAAGGGGTACGACGGTGAAACCGACCCGGAGTCAATCCGGGCCGCAGCGGTCGAAGCAGGGTTTCTCACCGAAGGTGGGCAAGCCCAGCAGTTTGGGACGCCAGAAGTGGTTGCAGCACCCGGTACGGGTGAGGCGGTCACACTCCACCAGGAGCTAGCGGCCCAGCAGAGAATCGCTGATGCGGGGGTTCAGGCACAGCCGGTGATTCCACCGGACCTGAACGAGCAGATTCGTGCCACGACCAGCGAAGTCGAACTAAAGGCTTTGATGCGTTCTCACGGATACGAGTTCGACGTTCAAGATTAGGGGCCTCCTGTTCCCTAAGGACAAACAAACAAGATGGCTTACACGCAAAAGTCATCGGTCGCGTCCGACCAGGTAGCGTTTGAACAGCTAGCGTATTTCGCTCTCAGGGCTAACACCCTGCATGAGAACTACGCGACGGTGAAGGCCACCCGTCAGACCCATCGCGGGTCCGGGGTGACGTTCACTATTTACGCTGATCTTTCGCAGGCCAAAACGGCGCTCACCGAGACTTCAGATGTCACCGCAGTTGCCCTCTCCGACAGCACCGTCACGGTGTCTCTCGCAGAGTACGGCAACGCTGTGGTGACGACGGCTGCCCTTCGAGGCCAGTCGTTTTTCAACGTCGATTCCGACGCGGCGAACATCGTCGGATACAACGCAGCCGATTCTCTGGATCAGGTCGTCGCAGACCTGCTCTACGCCGGCAGCAATGTCACACATGTCGGGCAGTCAAGTCGTGGAGCGTTGCTCACCAGCAACAACTTCACATCGTCGGCTGTCAGGGAGGAAGTCGCGGCGCTTCGCACCGCTGCTGTTCCAACCTTCAACGACGGCTACTACGTCGGATTCTGTCACCCGGATGTGGCTTACGACTTCATCGGGCAGACCGGTGTAGCCGACCTGCGTTCGTTCCAGATCCGTCAGGAAGCTGACAAGGTTCGGAAGGGTGTTATCGGGACGTTTGACGGCGTTACGATGATCGAAACCCCCCGTGCCCTCCTGGTTGCCGACGGTGGTTCGACCACCAACGATGCCTACGGCAGCGTTATCATCGGCCAGCAGGCGATGGCGAAGGCTTACTCCACCATGTACGGGGCTGACCCGTCGGTGGTGTTCGGTCCTGTGACCGACAGCCTGCGTCGCTTCCAGCCGGTTGGCTGGTACGCCATGTGCGGTTACGGCCGCTTCCGTGAGGCTGCGATCCGCAGGATCGAGACAACCTCCACTATCGGGGCCAACAGCTAGTCCCGGTAATAGTCGTTGACGGGGGCCGGAGCGGGGCGCAGATGCTTCGGTCCCCGCCAACCACTAGGATGATGCTGTGCCGAACAAGACGAAATCGAAGAAGCAGATGAAACGGCGTAAGCCGCGTAAGGTCCGTTACTGATGGGCAAGTATTCTTCTGTTGGTTTCCTGGTTCGCCGTGGCACTTCTAAAACCACGAAGATTCGTAGAGATTCCGACGGCCAGTTCGGCGGGGTCCAAACCGAGCATTGGGATGGGCGTTTAGACGCTAAGGTTGTTCCCGAGTCGGTTGAACTAAAAGTTGCCGTAGGAGGTGACGAGTAGATGGCAGTAACAGCTTCGGGCCTGTTCGTTCTCACCTTCCGAGATATTCTCGATTCAACACAGATGGCGGTGGACACCGGGTCGGATACTTTCAAGTGTGCGATGATTACTAACTCATCGACACCCAACTTTGAGACTCACGACCATTGGTCTGACCTGTCTGGAAACGAGGTTTCCGGTTCGGGCTATTCGGCTGGTGGGGCGGCGCTTGCGTCTATCACCCTGGGGAACGCTTCGGGGACGTTGAAGTTTGATGCCGCTGACACATCGTGGACTACGGCGACGATCTCGTCGGCGCGTGCGGCGGTCATTTACGATGACACGCTGACCAACGATCCTCTGATTTGTTTGGTGGACTTCGGTGCCGACTATGCGAGTTCGGCTGGTACGTTCCAGATCACTTGGAACGCATCAGGTATTTGGACTATCGACTTGACGCCGTAGGAGGCTGACTGATGGCTACTGCGTATCCCGCTGCTCTTGACACCGTAGGTTCTCAGCTTCGGACAGACATTGCGTCTACTGACGACCTGGATGACAGCGGTAAGGAGCATGACACTCAGCATGTGAATGTCAACGGCGCGGTTGTTGCGTTGGAAACGAAACTTGGTTTGACTGATTCCAATGCTGCTGCGAATGCTGTTCTGGTTGGGTCGGGTGCGTCTACTACTGCGTGGACTACGAGTCCTACTGTTACTGGCACGTTGACGGCGGGTGTCGCTGTCGGGCAGGCCGTCGATTTGGACCGGAAGACCGCTGACTACACTCTGGTTCTCGCTGATGCCGGGAAGGTTATTGAGATCAACAGTGGGTCCAGTGAGAATGTGACGATCCCACCGAACTCGTCGGTTGCTTTTCCGCTTGGTACGCAGGTTGTGGTCGTTCGGTTGGGGGCTGGTGCGGTCGTTGTCACGGAGGGTTCCGGTGTGACTACCCGGTCGGATGGCGATAAGAACAAGATCAAATCACAGTATTCGTCTTGTGTGCTTATCAAGCATGAAACGGACGAGTGGTACATCCTCGGTAATCTGGATTCGTAATGGTTCTCTCCCAAGCCTTACTGGGAGCGGTCGCTTCGTCTGGCGGCGCTGGCTTTGTCGCTACGGGCGGCATCATCACCCAGTACGTTGATTCGGGGACGACGTATCGGGTTCATGCGTTTCGTGGTTCGGGCAAGTTTGTCGTGGCTTCTGGTGCGGCTGATGTGGACTGGCTGAACGTCGCAGGCGGCGGCAGCGCAGGACGGCATATTGGTGGCGGTGGTGGTG